GTCGAACGACCGTAATATAATTATGATAGGTACTGTTTCCAGTCCTTATCTCTCTGTTTAGATACAGATTTATTATATTTGTCAAAAGTTCGGTTGACTCCACTAAGTAAACGGCTCCATTTGGAGAACTCGGATTCAAACTCGAGTTGCCGCGAAGCGGACACGTTTCCTGCAGTGGTTTTCTTGTCGTAAACTGGTTCCAACATATCATTGTAAATTAATGACAATTGGTATCCCAGTCCGTGAGGTTCAGTTGAAATACTTCCAAGTCTATGATTTGATAGTAGAGTTTTGACATACTCCTCATAGTGGTTGAACTGGTCGTTCAACCAATTAACCATAACCCTCTCTCCGTCCTGGTAAACAAAAGTACCAGCGGTTAAAGAGGACTTTAGGCCAACATATTTTGGTATTTCGTGTTCTGGTGAACGGGACAAATCCTTAAGTCTCTCGTCAAGAGACTTTCCGTGAGGATTTAATCCGAGTCCACCTGATTCTTCCGGCAGTTCAGCCGCTTTACGTGCGATTGAACGGACACGGGCAGGGAATTGTTTCAATCCCTGGTAGCCGACTACCTTAAGGTAGTTCATAAAGCCATTGGACCAGTCCCCATTAGGGACTTTTGCTGCCTTAAACTGTGCTTTCTTTGTAATCAGAAAGCCAGCGAATTCAGCAGCCTGGTTAGATGATAACGATTTATCTTCCGACACAGGAACCTTGACGTAATTCAAGAATTCCCGATATTCAGTATTCAAACCTGAATCGGTAATAACGACATCGTCACCCAAGACTCTAAACGACTCCTTTGGCTCAATATTTAGTTTACTGCACATCTCTGTGAGGACTAAATTATGAGTTAATCCGAATAAGGGAAAAGAAGAGTATAAGCCTTGCGGCTGACCCTTGGTATACCTAACGTATTCCTCACCTTCAACATCACGTAGTTGAGGTGACAGTTTCCATTCGGAACCGGAGAGGCTATCTATCAATTTCGCTTCATCGGCGAGACCGAGTCCACGAAGAACACCTATTTGAACACTCCTCGGAAAGTTATCCGTAGCTCCACTGAGGTCGACTGAATAAACAGTCTTCCCTGCTTGCAATGCCTTTTGAGCAAAGTT